TTTGAATATAATCATGCCGTGCGACAGGCCTATCTGGAAAATCCGGTGGCGCATCGGGCGGTGCGGCTGGTGGCCGATGGGTTGGGCGGGGCGCCGTTGTGCCCGACCGATCCGGGGCTGCTGGCGCTGGTGGAGGCGACCAGTGCGGGGCAATCTCTGCTGGAGACGCTGGCCAGCCAGTTGCTGCTGCATGGCAATGCCTATGTGCAGATCCTGAAGGATGGGCTGGGGTGTCCGGTGGAACTGTTCGCGCTGCGGCCCGAGCGGGTGACGCTGGCGTTTGGCAGCGACGGGTGGCCGACGGGGATTGTCTATCGGGTGGGGGACCGCACGATGACGATCCCGATGCTGGACGGGGATGCCTCGCCCAACATCATCCACATCAAGGGCTATCACCCCAGCGACGACCATTATGGCGCCGGGTGTCTGAGCGCCGCCGATATGGCGGTGGCGACGCATAATGCGGCGGCGAACTGGAACCGGTCGCTGCTGGAAAACGCGGCGCGGCCTTCGGGGGCGCTGGTGTATGATCCGGGCACGGGTGGCGGCCTCAGCCCCGATCAGTTTGACCGGCTGCGCGAGGAATTGAACCGGGTGTTTTCGGGCAATCCCAATGCCGGGCGGCCGATGCTGCTGGAGGGCGGTCTGAAGTGGCAATCGATGTCGATGTCGCCTGCCGACATGGACTTTGCGTCGCTGAAGGCGGCGGCGGCGCGCGATATTGCGCTGGCCTTTGGGGTGCCGCCGATGTTGCTGGGCCTGCCCGGCGACAGCACGCATAGCAATTACCGCGAGGCCAATCGGGCGCTGTGGCGGCTGACCATCCTGCCGCTGGCCAGCAAATTGCTGGGCGCGGTGCTGGAGGGGCTGGCGACGTGGTTCCCCGATGCCAAGCTGGCGATTGATCTCGATCGGGTGCCGGAGATGGCCGATGATCGCAAGACCATGTGGGCGCAGGCGATGGGGGCGAGCTTCCTGAGCGATGCGGAAAAGCGCGAGTTGTTGGGCCTGCCCCCGCAGCAGGTGGCGCCGGCGCCGTGTGAGGCGGCGCCCGAGGATGAGGCCAGCGAGGCGCCGGACAGCGAGAGCGGGGTGAGCGACGTCTGTGACGCGAGCGAGGAGGGGTAGCCATGAGACGCGAGGATATGCTGGCCCGGCTGATGGCGCAGGAAAGTGCGCAGGGCGGCGATCTGATGACGATGCGCGCGATTGTGGAGGAGGCCAGCGAATTGGGCGCGGCGCGGATGCTGACGCGGATGGGGCTGAATGATGATGGCGCGCCCGATGATCTGTCGGAGCTGCGCGAATTGTTGCGGGCCTGGCGCGATGCCAAGCGCAGCGCGTGGAAGGCGGTGATCGAATGGGCGGTGCGCGCGGTGATGGCGCTGTTACTGGTGGGGATCGCGATGCGGTCCGGCACGGCGGAGTTGCTGAAATGAGCGGGAGGGCGGCGGAAAACCCGCCTGATACGCCCGCGCCGATGCGCTTTGCCGGTTACGCCGCCTTGTTTGACAAGCGCGACAGTGGGCGGGACACGATCCGGCCCGGCGCCTTTGCCCGCACGCTGGCCGAGCGGCAGGAGCGGTTGCCGCTGTTTTGGCAGCACAAGCCCGACCACCGCATCGGCTGGGTCGAAAAGGCGGGCGAGGATGAGCGCGGTTTGCGCGTGATCGCCAGCATCGACAACCCGGCGGGCGGGGCGGCGGCGGCGCTGAAGGCGGGCAAGGTGACGGGCCTGTCGTTTGGCTATCGCGCCAGAGCCTTTACCCGCGATGGCGAGGGGCGCGAGTTGCGCGATGTCGATCTGTTCGAGGTCAGTCTGGTGTCGCACCCGATGCAGCATGAGGCGCGGGTGCACATGATCGGCTGATCGTTTTTCTTTCCTGATTTTTCTCTTCGTCGGGCCGCCTTTTGGGTGCCTTTTTTGTGAAAGGTGAATGCTCCATGGATATCGAAAACACCAACGACGGTCTCGACGCTTCGTTCGATATCGTTGCCCGCCAGGAAGCGGCGGATGCGGCGCTCTCGGCGTTGCGTTCGGACATCGCGGAGGTGAAATCGCGGCTGGAGCGCGGCGCGCGTTCCGTGATCCGCCCGATGCTGAGCGGCGCCGCCGCGGTGGAAGGCGCAGTGAAGGGCTTTGTGGATGGCTATCTGCGCGCCGGGCGTGATGCGGAAATCAAGTCGCTGAGCACGGTTTCGGTGTCGGATGGCGGCTATGCCCTGCCGACGGAACTGGATCAGCAGATCGCCCAGCGCCTGTTGCTGATCAGCCCGATCCGTTCGGTGGCGCAGATCGTGCAGACCAGCACCGCCGATTATCGCAAGCTGATCGCCATTGGTGGCACCATGTCGGGCTGGGTCAGCGAAACGGCCTCGCGCATCGAGACCGCTTCGCCCAAGTTTGCCGAAATCATCCCGCCCTCGGGGGATCTCTATGCCAATCCTTCGGCCACGCAGCACATGCTGGATGACGCCTTCTTTGACGTCGAAGGCTGGCTGGCCGAGCAGATTGCCCTGGAATTCGGCCGGGCGGAAGGTGCGGCCTTTGTGAGCGGGACCGGCACCAACCAGCCGCTGGGCTTCCTGTCCTCGCCGATCAGCGCGGCGACCGATGCCACGCGCCCGTTTGGTTCGTTGCAGTATATCCCTTCGGGTAGCGCCACCGGGTTCGACAGCCAGCCGGTCGATCATCTGACCACCATGCTCATGGCGTTGAAGCCGGGCCATCGCCAGGGTGCGGTGTGGGTGATGAATGCCAACACCATCGCCCAGATCCGCAGGGTGAAGGATGCGATCGGCGATTACATCTGGCAGCCTTCGATCATGGATGGCCAGCCCGATCGCCTGCTGGGTTATCCGGTGATCGAGGCGGCCGATATGCCCGATATTGGCGCGGGCGCCTATCCGATCGCTTTCGGCAACTTCAAGAACGGCTATCTCATCACCGAGCGGTTCGGCACGCGCAT